CTTGTGTTTTCCGGGATTCCCTGAGCTTCATCCACAGTGGTGCTGTACTTTAAGGTTGAGTCTGTCGGTTTTTTGCAAAAGAAATAATAGGTTATTTTTTCTTCCCTGTGCACTTTTACAACAGGTTATTTTTTCGAGCATAGAAAATGCTGTATGCGTATCACCTTGGTCATGTAACCCATGTTCCTCGCTGACGCGGACAGGCAGGTCAAACTAACAGTACCTGCCATCGGTGGCCACTTCTTTATAGTGGCAAAGCGTGTGCTAGCACGAACGACGTTGGGGTTTGAGAGCTAACCAACCCCCCCCGACGGTCATATGAGTAAACATCAAATCAAAGACCAATCATCTGAACTGAGATTCAGTACCCCCAGGGCCAGTCCTCTGAAGCTGAGCTACTGTTGTGGGTCTTATATCTCTATGTGTTACAGCAATGAGCAACCAATCTTTTCTAGCCAAACCGAGGTCCCTTGCCAGTGAACAAGAAGCTGTTGATCAGCAAAAGAGCAAGTTAGAGAAGCGACAAGAATTCGCAGCGTATGCCAAGCGTCGAGAGGAGGAAGCACATGAAGCCCTCCGCTCCGCTGAAGCAGCGCTAGCCAAGAAGCAGCGGGAGGAGGCAGAAGATGCCCTCTTTGCTGCCGCGGCTAAGTCTCGAGCGGCCCGTGAGCAGGTGAGAAATGATGAGAGCAAGCAACAGTGCGGTTGCACTGCTTACCCTTGTCGTCACACTGCCGCGATTTCCGGTGATGCCCGAAGCCTTTCTGAACAGAAAGTGCAGGAGTGCTATAGTCCGAAGGTTACAGTGACGTCTAGTCAACGCACTGTTTCGCCTGTTGCAACTGTTACGCTCAGCGAACAGAAGCAGAAATGTCCCGTGCCCGTAGCTAAAACTCCGGCACAGGTACAGCCCGTGTTTACTTTCAGGGGGCCGCCGAATCCATTGATTTTCCAGGCGGTCAAGCACGGTGCAAAACCAAGGGAAGCTGTTGACAACAGCGAAATCTTTCCTACAACCAGCAACCCATTCGACAGCTTGTCTAAACGAACGCGCACTAAGCATGCGAAGTTCGAGGCAAAGCGTCTTGAGGCGGCAGTTGAGTCGGCGATGGCAAGCCAGGAGAGTACACAGTGTAGCCAGGAACCGGAGTCGAACGTTGGAAGTGAGCTGCCTCTGCAGTACCAGGACGAGTCATACTCTACGGAGTACTCGCATCGCCGCCTGAAGTGCCATAAGATTAATGGCTATCGGGTTGGTGAGAATGGACTGTGGTATGCTCCTGATGAATCGCTGCCCATCCCCCAGGCCCCACCGATGGCCGGAGGTTTTAGGCAGAATCAGCAGGATCTTGCAGTTCGCAGACACAGAGCTCGCGTTGAGGCGCAGCGTGTCCGTGACAGCGAACGACTGGTTGGAATATCTCCCTTCACAAAGAGGAAAGCCCAGCAGGTGTGCGAACTCATGGTGTCACGACACCTGAGCTATCTCAAGCCTGCCGCTGGAGCACCCAAGGTGGAGTGGATACCGACCGGATTGGGGTTCCGTGACAGTGGTGGTGGTGCACCATTGGTCTCCAAGAAGGAGATTTGTGACGATCAGATCGTCGAACACCACGAGCGTCGTGTCCTCGCTGTTGGGTTTAAGAGATATAAATTCCCGTACCTAGATTTTATTGGGTATTGGAATTCCTCCCCGTATAGCCAAGGAACGAAAGTTTTCACCACGCATTGGGGCGTCCACATTCATCAGGATGATATAGAGGTGGATTTGCCTGCGACTCTGGTAGATGAGTTGGTAAATTTCTGGAATCACAAGCAGCGTGACGCGGAAGAACGTGAGTTCGCCGTGAGCGCTTCTAAGGCCAGGAAGTTGTGCTCTGAGATGGGCATTACCGCTGAACAACAGAGAACTGCAACATTGTATGGACCGGCTGTGGCCTACTTGGATAGTTGGGGACCTCAACAGAACGTCTCCCGCGTTGTTTCCAAAGCGTATGTCCACTCTGGAGTCATGACCACTATCGCGAAAGTGAAGCGAGCGTGGGCTGGCACGCAAGGAAAGGCGATTATCATTGGTGGTGCGTTGAGCGTTGCTCTGGCCATCGGTGGTGTAGCCTACCTAGCATCCAGATTGCTGCGAAAGTCAGAGCCTCAGCTCTACACTGGACCTTGGCTGCCCGAGTTGGCGCCTAGGAAGAAGACCGGTGCAGGTATTGATCGCCCCTTTGCATCTCGCCATCAGGCTCGAGAGTATTGGGAGGCGCGTGCCGGCATTGGTTCCAGCTATGACCCTGAGCCTCTCAGATTGGTCGGGATCGAATTGAATCCAGGACCAGCTGGCCAGTACCCCAACGCACCGCGTTGGTGTCCGAAGTGCAAAGCGACCTCTCCGAAGGCTTGCAAGTGCGCTCACATCTCCGTGAAGGGGATGGACTGGAGTACTATCAAAGTGAAACCGTTGACAAACTGTGCTCGATTGCTGCGACCGAAACACCTTAAGCCAGGCGCTTGGATCAGGTTGCAAGATGGAGAGTTGAGGGAGAACTTACACTTTAAAGACCCTGAAGAAAAACGGGGCAAGCACTGCACATTCGGCTTTGACACAAAGCGGTATGAGCCTGTTGCTTTCGCGAGTAACCAGCATAATGAGGAACAGGCCCTCTATGCTCGTGTGTTGGCAGATACGGTCCAGCCGGACCCAGCCAAGCTCGCTGAGTGCATTCAATGGTGCAAGGACAATCACAGTGTCCTGTTTCCCATGATGCACAAAGTGAAGAGTGTCTCACCCGATGAGTATTTGGAAAGATCCAATGCCTCTCCAAGTGTCAAGAGGATTTTGAAGCGAACCTTCGACCAGCTGAAGAAGGACGGAATTGACGAAGAGTCGAAACTGTCCAGTGGCCAGCTGTACGAGTTTACCACACGATCTTCGTTCGTAAAAGTTGAGAACAACTTGTACCAATCTCCTCTTGGAGAGAAGGACAAGGCTCCTCGCCTCATTCAAGGTGCTAGACCGGAATTTATATGTCTGGTGGGCCCCTGGATTATGGCGTTGCAGGATCTCCTGAAGCGACGATGGAACGTTAAGAAAAGTAATCTCGTCTTCACTAGTGGCGTGAAGAGCGAAGACGCAGCGGCCTTCATTGCCGATGGAGTGGGAGCTATCCTCGAGGATGACCTCGGAAAGTTCGACTGCTCTATTCGCCGTCCGTGGTGTGAGTATGAGGTGTGGTTGTGTCGTCGTTTTGGAGCGCCTCGGGCGGTCCTTGACCTGATGACTGCCAACATCAAGACTCATGGAATCACGTTGCATGGCTGGCGGTATAAGTGTGAGGGGACTCGTAAGAGTGGCGATCCCTATACATCATTGATGAATTCCATCATCAACGGACTTTCCCACCTGTTCTTATATTGTTCCTGGACAGGACGCAGCGCTGAAGAAGCGCGAAAGACGATTCGGATGTTGTTGCAAGGCGACGACAATTTGATGCGTCATGTGGAGAAACGTCGCTTTGATTGGAAGGTAGGCATGGGAGAACTTGGCTTTGATAGTGAGGCCATCTACCGTGACCATCTCGATGAGGCCGAGTTCTGCTCGAATCGTCTGTATCACACCACCGGCGGGTGGGTGTTTGGGCCAAAACCAGGAAAGGTTCTGGCGAAGATGGGCTATGTGATCAACCCCCCAGTTGGTGTCCAGCGTGAGTCCCTCATGCGTGGTGTTGCTATCGGACTTCGAAAGTCGTGCAACCACATTCCCCCCATTCGGGTAGTTCTGGACCGTGTGTTAGAGCTCACCAAAGGCCATGATGCCTGGTTTGAGCGAAAGTTTTTGGAACACACGATGAAGATGCGTGACTCGTATGAGTCGACTGTTGACATTGAGCTCAGCCTTGCGGACCAGTATGACTGGGACGCTGGAAAGCAGAAGCTCTTTGCGGCTAACGTCTCGCGCTTGCAGTTGGGAGATGCCTATAACGATCCATTCGCTGATCTGCTGTTTGATCGCGATACGTCTGGGCCTCAACGAATCTTCTGTTCAGCTGTAGCTGCCTAAATGAGCGGTCATCCGCTATAAAAATTGACTTTGTAAGTGTGTGCTGACCACTCCTTCGAGTAATTTCTGCTGCCTTTTGGCCGGAAATAGAAAGAATCGAGTGTGTAATGCAGGAATGCCAACTATCCCTGGTTCAAGTTTTGTCTGTTTCTCTATCGCTGTCTAAGTTAAAGCACGCCCACACTCCAGGGTGCTTTTTCTTCAGTTCAGAGTCGTTTGAACAGCCTCTTGCTTCCTACTGAAGGCGTTACGGTCACAACCCCGTCTAGATGCAGAGTGCACACTTAGGTTAATGTATTTACCTCTCACCATTAAATACACCGGGTCCCAGAGCCTGTGATAACACACCATCTCTCTGGGGAAAAGAATTGACGAGTACCGAAAAAATAACCCAAGTAGAAACCTTTTGAAGTCAGCACCCATGAGTGTATTGCCTCTGTGGAACGATGAGCGTGGAACACCACTGCGTGAGTCGTCGTAGCGCCACATGCGAGAAGCCGATGAAGAGTGAACTAGACTAAATATCGATGAATCACTTGCTGTGTGAAAAGTAAAGTACCGTTGTCCATGCTGCCCATGTCTTCTTTCCAATCCAATACAAAAAACAACAAAAAACAAAACAAACAGCGAGCCAAAAAGGCCGCACCCCGTAAGCGAGCGGCAAGGCCGCGAAGGGGCGTCAGGAAACCTGAGAAGTCTATGCGTGGCCTAGGAGCGCCACGCCCCATGCCCGGACAGCGCATTGAGCGCACGGGTTTGTTGACATCGCGTAATGCACCGATGCTCAACAAGAGAATGCCGTTGGAGGAGGACGAGTATATTGCAGATGTGGTCGGATCCGTTGGATTTGCGACCACCGCGTTTGCTTGTAACCCTGGTCAATCCACGGTGTTCCCTTGGGGATCTCGAATTGCTCAACTCTATGAAGAGTATGACTTCGAGTATCTGGAGTTCTATGTCACCTCCGAAGTATCTGGCTATGCTACCCAAGGCCAGACCGGAGTTGTCATTTTGTCCTTTGACTACGACGCGTCGGATGCTGCTCCGACAACGAAGCAGCAGGTTGAGGCCATGAACCCGCACACGGTTCCGTGTCTCCCATCGACCAGCGTCATTGCGTTGACTGTGGACTGTAAGAACGCCCGTCTGGCTGACGGTAAGTTCGTTCGTCCCGGCGCACTTCCAGCTAACACCGACATCAAGACGTATGATATCGGAAATTTGTTTGTCTCCACGCAAGGACAAGCAAACACCACAGCGTTTGGTGAGCTGCATGTGCGGTACAAATGCAACCTCAGACAGCAAGTTCTTGAGGCTGCGACAGTTGCGGGTGGCGTGCTACACTTTTCCGGTGTGGCCCCGACGACTGCCGATAACTTCGCAGGAGCCGTTCAGATGGCTGGTGGGTCACCATCACTCACTGGCATCACGGCTGCGGCAAATGTTATCACGTTCCCGGCTGGAATTCCAGGTAACTACCTGGTCCAGTTCAACGTTGGTGGATCGACCTCAGGGTCGCTCGTTGATGTCGTCGCTTCTGCCGGAGCGTCTGCACTCAATTTGCTGACAAGCAGCACTGGTAAAGACACCGCTTCCGAGCAACCAAGCTTGGCGAGTGGTGCTACCACTGTCAGTTCGATGACAGCCACGATCACCGTGGCCACGACTGGCGGTTTGCTGACTCTCAACACACCCGCGACCCTAGTGGGCGGGAATCGAATGGATCTGTTCATTGTCTCACTCCCATCGACTGTTCTGACGATGGTTGAAGAAGAGCAACATGAGATCCTGAAGTTGCAGGCGTCGAACAACGCGCTGCAGGATCGCCTGGGTCGCCTTGAGCAAATGATGCTCGGCGGCCTCGCGATGCCCAAACCTGCCCATCGGCCAGTGGACAGTGACTTCGATGACCAGGATGAAGAGAAATCCCCTGGTCGGCCTCGGATCAAGGAGCACCCGCTTAGTGCTTCCACCGTGGACCTCATTGGCGAGCTGATCGCTCGCAAGTCGTCATCCCATAAGTAATGGTGGGGTCGCGCAGTCTTTCGGGGTACGCTTTGTACAACAGCCCTGATTTACTATCTGCGTTCAAATAGTTGTTAAGTAGGTGGCTAATACTCACAAGATGTCAGTCAAACCGCCGAAATTCTCTTGCACCGTTGCATGTAATTCTTCCCTCGCGACGATGCTTGTCGACAGCTGCTGCTGTTGGCTCCTTGGGTGAGGATCATTGGGGTACGTTCCCTTTGATCCAATAGTGTGTGCGCTCTGTGCGCAACGTGTAGGTCAGACTTGGAAATCTGACTGAAGGCTGCCTGTGATTGCAGCGTCATAACCTAGTCCGAGTGAACGTCTTTTTAGATGTACCGGTGTCGGCTGACGCGAGTGCGACTGGCAGTTTAGGCTACTCTCTCAAAATCCTGCGGGTACCGTG